CTATTCAATTTTAATGCTACTTCATTAAGTGCATTTTCTTCTTCATCAGTTTATGTTACTAAGCCCCAGTGAGAAGATTAGACAGTCTCACGGGGCTTTTTAACATCAATCTGCATTATGCGAAGCTTAGTGAAGGGGAGAAGTACGACTTGTTTAATGTCGTACTTAAGTCCGATATTTCGGAATATATTATTTTTTTATTCGTCTTTACCTAACACTTCTTGTCTATATTTCATCACTTCCTCAGCTTTTAAATTTTTCAAATGGTATTTGATTAGGGCGTGTATTACATCGCTTTCAGCCATGAGTGATTTTTTTTGCACGACAAACTTCATTAGTGTCTCTTTTACGTCTTCAACTTCTTCACTACGGATTTTGTAGACTTTGCTCATTTGTAAACGCCTTGTAACTAAATAACTAGGTAACTTTTTTAATATTAACCTGTTTTACAGGTTGACAAGTTACTTGGTAATTTTGTTTAATTTCTTAAACGTAGTTACTTGGTAACTTTTCATGATTGATTTTATAGAAATGCGCTTATTCGTCTTAGACGAATTTGTTATCTCGGATAGGGATGGCAAGCATTTTCTATTGTCTTGTGATTTGTTACAGCTTGGTGTCACTGTAGGTTCAAGAGATGTTTACTTGGATGAGCAGGGCAATATGCAAGTAGGTGCGTTGTATCACCCTTATGATGATTTACCCACTTCATTTACTAATGTTGCTTTTAAATTAGTTCATGAAGGTAAAATTAAACCGCATGTCATGATCAAATGTAGTCCTGCAAAGATTATGCAGGGTCATAACATTTTTGGCTCGGATAATTTGGAATTAGGTGTTTTTGAAATGCTTGGTTTCTTAGCGGAATCTCATCCTAAGCTTTATAAAATATTAGATATTCCGAATGCTCAGATTGTCAATTTAGATGTGACTTATTCAGCACGTTTAAGAAATGATGATCAAGTATGCAAGGTTTTAGACTTTCTTCGTAAAGTTTCCAGTGGCTCACTTCGTAAATCTAAATTGGTTTATGGTTCCACAGTTTATTGGGGTTCACCTAATTCTAAACGCTTGTGCCGTAAGGCTTATTGCAAGTCAATTGAATTTCAATTGCAGCTTGCAAAGCTAAAACGTCAAGCTTCTAAAGGTGAAGTTTTTGCGTTGCGTGTAATTAAAGCAATGGAAGACCCTCGTGTAATTGAATTTATGCAGGGTTTACTACGTTTAGAAACTCGTTTTAAACCTTTGTGGTTAACGGAACATAATATTCCACTCAATGTATTTGATCTTATTAAATATCAATCTGAACACCCTAATTTTTTAACTGATCTTTGGCAACTAGCAAATAAACCACTTTTTGAAGCATTGGAGGGTCATACGATGAAGGCTCTTGATCACGATACTGTATTTGGAAAAATCTGCGCTAAATTCGACACTTATACAAAGTCAGGTCGTTTATCACAAACTAAGTCTCGTAATATTTTTAATTTCTTTTGTGCATTGGAACTTCATGGTTCTGATGAACTTAAGAAGAAATATAGTAAGTCACAATATTATCAATATATATCAGATTTAATGAGTTGCGGTTTTTCAAAGGCTTATTTGCAAAACCTTGATTCAGAATCAAAAAATAACGTTATTCCATTCGTTCAGCTCGTCAAAATCGATTTTCAGAATCAAGTACCAGATTGGTATCAAGAACCTGAATCACGCTTTGCTAAGGTAGGTTAATTATGCTCAGTATTACAGCTCAATTATTAGATGTTCAAACTGGTGACTTTTGTAGTCTAGTTTTTAAAGGAACCAAATGGGATTTTGGTTTACAACAAGAAGTTCCAGCTTCTGTACGTGTTGCAGTTTCCAAAGATCATCTTTATTTAGTTCCTACTTATCAGGAAGCTAAAGGGAAAATGGTTTCTGTAGAAGTTAAAGAAGGTTTAACAAAGTCAAAGCAGATCTGGTTTAGAACAAGTGGAACAGGTCAAATAGTTCTACAGGATGATTAAATATCTTTATATATCAAAGTGTTAACTATATAACACTTCGTATAATGTATAATATGTAAATAAATCAATAACTTACGTGTATTTTAACTATGACAGAATATGTTTATACATGCAAGAAGTGCGGTAAAAAGTTTACAAAACACTCTAGTTACTGCATCCATTTTTATAAGTGTAAATAAAAAGAATTTGTCGGCTTTTGGGGGCGTTAATCGCAAGCCGACAATCCTATTTATTGGGGATGTCTCTAATGGTCATCTATGCAGTTTGGTATTTCTTCGTGGTAGGGGTAATAGCTCATCCAGTGGGTTTATATCTCTACTATAAAAAACGGAAGTAAAGGAATTCAATTATGTTGGCTTGTTTGATTTATGGGTCGGACCAGACGACATGTATTGGGTATTTAAACATGGGTTTGGTGACTGGTCTTTTTGCTGCTTTAGTAGTTTTGTACGGTCTCAGCTATGTTTTTAAAATCGTTCTAAAACTAATGGGTTTTTAACCCTTGGAGATAAATATGGAAAATCAAATCGTTGTACAAGAAAAACGCGGAGTTGTAAGTCTACGCAACGCTTCTCGTTATGGTTTGGGGGCTGTTTTATCAGCGGGTATTTTAAGCAGTGCAAGCGCAGCAACTTTAGTTGATGAACAAGCTGCTCAGTTTAAAACTGATGGTACTGCAATGGTTACAGCGATCGGTGTTGCAATGATTTCTGTTGCTGTTGTTGCTGTACTCATTAAATGGGCGAAAGCTACATTCTTTAGCTAATAGCTCAGGGGGTAGAAATACCCCCATCTTATAAGAATTAAATATTTAAAAAAGTTGGGGGCTTTTATGAAGTTTTTTAAATATTTAGTTTTCATAATTATAAGCTTATTTTCTGTTCAGGCTTTTGCACTTTCTGGTTATCGTTCAGGTAGTGGTGATTGTGCAGAAACTAAAGAAGCTGCTTGTGCATCTGCCTTTGCTAATAGACCTTTGTCGTTTAAAAATGCTTATCGATATGAAGTCATTGGTGATTATTGTAATTTTTATGAAAAAAGATTTAGTTCATCAGGTTCATATATAGGTGATGCTTCTGTTTCATCATCATCTTTTGCAGTGTGTGATGTCGTAACAAAGTGTCCAAATTCAGGTTATCCAGTTCCAACATATTTTGAGCCGAATACGCCGATCCCATTGCGTGCATGCAAACAGAATCCTGACGGTACTTATTGTGTTTATGATGCATCTGACAAAGTTAATCCTTTAGTTATTTCTACTGGTAAATATCAGATGGTTACTTTGAGTTCTATTAGCTCTATTCCTTCACCATCATGTACCCCTGAATTTTCTAAATCTACATGTAATCCAAAGGATCCATATGGAGGATGTTATCAACCGCCTGATGATGGTTGTAACCGTTTAGCAGATGGTTCTATTTATTGCCCAGAGGGTACACCTCCGCCACCTATTAAAACGGGTTGTCAGAATGGTGCGACTTATTGCGACATGCCCCCAACAGGTTGTGGTTCTGGTTATGTGCCGGGTAGTTTTAATGGTAAGCAGATTTGTGTAAAGAATAGCAATCCACCTCCGACTGATCCTATTCCTCAGCCACCAGAACCAGATCCTACTGATCCACCTGATCCTAATGATCCTCCGCCTGCATCTTCACCACCTCCAGCTATTCCGCCTGAGAGTAGTACTATTTTAAGGTCTATACTTGATGCTATTAATGCGGTTAATAACAAGCTGACATGGGTTAAAGATGAAATCGTTAACTCTGTTAATAATGTTTCTCGTACTTTAGGTATAACTAATCAAAAGCTTGATGCTGTTAATTCATCAGTTAAAGAAACTACTGCTGCTGTTAAGGAAACAACCGCTGCTGTTAATAATGTAAAAGCTGCTGTAGATGCTAATGCAACAACGGTAAAAACGGCTGTAGAAGCCAATGCAGATAAGGTTAAAGGTGCTGTTGACGCTAATACCAACTCTACAGCTAATAAGCTTAATGAAGTCGTTAATGCAATTAATAATAAGCCTGTTGGCGGTGGTGGTGGCGGAACTACCGATGTTAAGCCTGTTGTTGATGCTATTGAGAAACAGACTACTGATTTTAAAGATATGATGAAGACTGATTCATCAGACTTTGATACATCACAGTATGAGAAAATTGGAGATGCTTCAGACGATCCTCGCTATTTAAATGCCCAGTCAGAAGCTACCAATGCACTTCAGAATTTATCTAATAAATTAACTTTTTCTAATACTGCATGCGTACAGGACTTTACGGTTGATTTTCCTTATTTTGGTTCTTTTGTAGTTCCAATTTCCCGTTGGTGTGAACTCTTAGCACTAATAAAAATATTGATACATCTCAGTACATTAATTCTTGCTTTTAGAATGCTTGATTCAACAGTGAGGGCTATCTAATGCCGTTGTTTATTGGGGCTATTGTTGCTGCATTATTGAAGGTTTTATTT